TTACCATAACTATTTAAAAGTAATTCTGGTGTATTAATTTTATTTGTATTTTTATAATATGCAGTATGATTACCAACAATCATATGAACACGTATACCACGTTCTGCTAACTTATCATAATAATGTTTCTTAATACGATGCCATGCAGCAAGATCAATACTTTTTCTATTATCAAACGTATCACCAAGATCAATAATATTTTTTATTTTATACTTATCTAATGAAGGAAAGAATACATTATCATAAAATTTTAAGAAATAATCCCAGAACACTTGAGAGTTTTTTCTTCCATCAAGATGTTGATCAGTAATAAGGGCAATGGTCATCGATTAACTTTAATTTCAAGGGACTCTTTAATACTATTCATTGTAGAAGAATCATATCCTAACACCGAACTATCTGCACTAAACACTTCATCAAATCCAGATTTCTCTAAGATCCTTGTTTTAATATCCAACTGTTTTTTCTCTCTCTGTATTCTACGTAAGAATGCAAAGTAAATAATCTGAGTAAAATAAGCAAATGGATTAGAAGATTTTTCTGGATCAAAGTTATCAATATATTGTAAACAGTTTTCAATACCGTCACAAATCATATCATCTTTGAACATATAGTTAACAAAGTTTGGTCTGTATGATAGGTGTGTTGCAATCTTTAAAAAACATTCACCAATGTATTCTGGTACTCTTGGTCTTGTTTCACCTGATTCTTTTGCCTTGATGACTTTGTTTCTATAAACTGTAATAGCTTCTAAAAATTCTTTATTGTTTACATAGTGTTCTTTTTTCTTCATGGTGCATGTTAGCTATTAGCTTTCGTAATTGTTAGTAGTATACCACATTATCAAAGACTTGACAAGTGGTGGAAATGTCTGTATAATAACTCTGCTAGGGTTCAGAGAACAACTTAGCTATCTTTAAAGATCTTCTCTAAGCTACTTCTTGCATCATTTACTTTATTTTTAAATCCCATTTCTTCATTAAGATCTAATTTACTTGTATCTTCTTGGAAGAAATATTTACGTAATGTTCTAGTGTATATCTTTTCTATTCTATCATCAGCTTCATAGATAGTTATTGTCTTTTCTTTCTCTACAAATAGAATTTCTTCTTTAGAGAATTTAATCCATGGTCTTAAGTCTATCTTTACCATTTCACCAGCTGGTGTTTCAATAATAGTTTCTTCTACACTAAATGGATTCTCAATAATAAATCCATTCTCTTCTTCACATACCAATACTTTACCAATAATTTCTTCACCACTAACTAATTTTAGCATTCCGATAAATTCTTGAATCATCATTCTTCCTTTCTCCTAAAATTGATTGGAATAATTTCATAATTAAAACTTTCTTGAGAGTAAGTTTTAACTCTTTCTACCATATGATTTAAGGTATAGTTTCTCCTATCTCCTTTTGTAAAGTCGTCTGCAATATCAAATAATGTTGCTATTTCTTTTTGATTACTTTTACGAAGAGCTCTTCCTATTGATTGTAAATTTCTTATTCTTGATTTACTAGGACTGGCAAATACAATGTTATGTAATTTTTTAATATTAATGCCAGTAGAGAATGTTCCATATGAAGCAATAATTATAGCATCATCTTGGGTCTCTGTAATTTGTCTAACCTCTTCTCTATCCTCAGTATCTACACCACCATGGACAAAGAATACCTTTCTATTCTCTGATACACTGCTATTTATCATATCGTAAAGTACTTGACCATGCTTCTCTACGTATGCAAATAAGATAAGAGTATTACCAGTTTGATTTAATGTAAGTTTTTTAATAAATTTATTTCTCTTATCCATAGTACAGATATGATCCATCTCATCTTGATATGAATCGAATAATAATTCTGGATGTTGTAATAATAAAATATTAATTTTTAATGCTGACAAATGACCTTTATCAATTAGTTGTTTTGTTTTAATAACTTTATTGACAGGTCCAAACAATCCCTCTAATACAAGCTGGTTTGTACTTGATCCATCTAGAGTTCCAGTAAATCCAATACGATGTTTACAATTATGTAACTTAGTCATAATATTGATCAGAGATTTTGCCTTAAACAAATGTGCTTCATCTCCAATAACACAATCAAATTGTTCAAAATAACTTTTAGGTAATTTATATATTGATTGCCAAGTTGTTACTACTACTTGTTTATTAGTTTGTTTATCTTTACCAGCATAAATTTTATGACAGTTTTCATCAGAAGACCAACCATACGTATCAAAGTCGCCACACATCTGTTCAACTAATGATGTAGTAGGTACAACAATTAATATTCTATCTCCTCTATTTGCAAAAAATCTAGTAATAGAATAAATCATTAATGACTTACCCGATGCAGTTGGAGATAATAATAACCTACGATTATATTTTAATGCCTGAAAAATAGCATAGTACTGATAATCTCTTACTTTGAAAGGTATATTTAAACTTTTAACAAAATCTACTACACCATTAACTGATATTAAATCATTATCTTCTTGTGGTAAACCATAATACTCATTGTTTTTATTTTCATAACTATACTCTCTTGAATCTAACCATTCAACTAGGTAGTCATACAAACCACAGTATATTTTTCCATCAGCTGGACTAAACAATTTAATTGTACCGTCCCATAATCTTTTTTTATATTGAGGCATGAACTTTGCATTTGGAACTTCAAATGTAAAATACTCTGACAGTTCATATTTAATATGCGGTTCACACTCAACAGTTAAATATACTTCATTTTTCTTTTGAATAACTACATCAGTCATTAAATACTACCTTGCATAAATTTTTGCCAGTCAATACTATTCTTGATTTGAAATCCTCTGTTGTTTAAACATTGGAGAACTTTTTCAAGAAAAAACATAATCTCTTCATAATAATTTATACGAGTTTGTAGGAGCTGTAATTCAGGATCAGAATCCATATACAGTCCTAGATCTGACTTTAATACTTTTAAGTCAAAAGGTTTTTCTTGGTATATACTTGGTTCTGCTTTACCTGTGTAATACTCAAATTTATCTCTAAGTAAAGATTTATATTCGTGTTCCTTTTTTATTTTTAGCAACCTAACATCAGACAAGTAATTTAGATACTTGCTGTGTAGTTGTGGAATTTTAATTGATTCTTCGTCTAGTAGATCTTGTTCACTTTTTGAGTCTTCAGCCCATTGGGATTTAATGTCGTCAAGAGTAATCATATGTTAAATAAAATTTTTATCAAATGGTGTGATCCAATCTTCATATATGGGTTGTGAAGCTATAACTTCTATGTCTTTTGCTTGACATTTAGATAGAAATAATTCAAAAGATTTTCTTACAGTATCTGTAGTCATACTTCCAGAGTTATCTACCATTAGAGCAACCTTTGATCCATTAGGTAGACTAGCTAGGCCACATATAGTAAACCAATCCGAAACATTTGCATCGTTATTTTCATCTCGATTAACTAAAATTGGTCCAAAAGTTTTACCTGTTGGTTGCATTCCAATGTATGAAGAATCTGTAATAACAATAGTTCCACTTCTAGCAACTTTATTATTATTTTGATTTCTTACTTCAATTACAAATGTTTCAGGACCTTCAGTCCTTACATCTCTTTCAATTGGAATAACAAATGATGAAGCATTGTTATTAATGGTAAATGGATATGTTATAGTACCACCAAAATCTTTTGCTGTAATATTTGGTCCAACTAAAACGGCATTAAAAATAGAACCATCTAAAACATCTACAGAAGTTATATTAACATTTAATGTTGAATTTGTTGTTGATGTTGATTCTAATATAACAGTCGTATCCGGTATTACAGAAATAGAAAATGCCTTATCTGTAAGTGTAATTGTGTTTGTAGTAGCAACAACTGGTCCATCAAACCATCCAGTTCTTACTTGTACTTCTAATGATTCCGAATTTTCAATATCATACTCTTGTATCGATGAGATAGTAAAAGTTCCAGTATTATTAGTTATAGTAAAAAATCCTTTATTAGGTGTAACATCGGCAGCTGCCTCTGTTCCTGCAACACCTACAGTTTTAAAATATAATTGAGTTCCATCTGGAACACCAGTAGTTGTTACCGTTAATGTAATTGTATCTCCTTCCGCTGGTAAAGTTGTATCCGAGGAAATTGCAAATGAAGTTGTATTTACAACAGTTACTGGAACTGATGTAGCTACTATCTTAGTACCATATGTATTTTCTAATTTTACATCTACAGTAAATGTTTCTGCTGGTTCTACAAGTAAATCTTCTTTTGGTCTAATAATAAAAGATCCCGTATTATTAGAAATACTAAAAGAACCTTGATAACTACTAGATGGTAAATCTAATGAAGATATTTCTGACGAATTTGTTACTTGATAATACAATACAAATCCATCATCTAGTCCTGTAGTATTAACTGTAAATGTTACACCAGTAGTATCACCTTCATCAATGGTAGTTACTGATGGTGTAACACCAACTGTAAAAATTGTATCAAGAAGATTAATAGAATCACTCTGTGCGACTATTGATTGATTATATTCTTTTCTTAAAACAAATCGAAAATAATCAGATTGAGTATTTAAATTATCTAAAAGTGATGTAACAGTTACTGTACCAGTATTGTTTGAAATATATACTGAACCAAAAATAGATTCAAAATCATCAGAATCAGTAGTTCCCTCTAGATACCAATACAAATATCCATTACCATTTTCAAAATTTGTAGTAGTTATAGTAAATGTAACTTGATCTCCTTCATTTATAGCATAGTAATCTGGAATAAAAGAATCTACAGGTACATTATGAGTTATTGAATATGTAGGACCATCTTCAACACTAAGTAACAATCCTCCAATAGCTTGTACTGTTACTTTTTTAGCTCCAATGGTGTAAGAACCACCATTGTAAAATCCAACATAACTATCATTGTAAGGTTGAAGTAACCTTACACCATTATTACTGTGAAAAAATATGGTATCAATATTTGTACTATTATCAGTTTTTAAATTAACATAATCTGATATTTGCCCAGGTAAATATAATAATTCACCATTTGATAATGAACTTATATCTAAAACTTCATCGCCTTCTTTCCCTCCAAATAATCCAACTTTTACTGTTTGATTACCTATAACTAGAGAACTATTTGTAGAGTTAAAAACATTTTCTAAATCAGATAAATTTAACTCCTGAAGTGGGCTAGTAAATTTTTTGCGGTAAAGCTTTATATGTGATTTAAAATAATTTTTATTTGCTGATGTAATTGCTGGCATAATGTTAAACTCCTATCTTATATATCTACCGGTTAGTGCAGCTAATCCAACTAAGGTACCTAATGCAACAGTACCAAATGGTGACCCACTTGGATTCCAACTTGGACGCCATACATCATCATCTCCAGGACCATTAAAAGATTTAATAGCTACTTTTACTGGTGATGGCGGTTGTTCTGCAAATAATAAATTTCTTACAGTCTTAATTTCATATTCGCAAGTATTCCACCATTCTAATTTTGATGGATATTGAATACCATCCCCATCTACATTATTAGGTCCATCATCAAAATCATCCCAGCATTGAGCTATAAATCCAATTTCACCTGAATTTGCACCACCTTGTATTATTTTAAGTCGTCCTGCTATAGGACCCCACATGGCATATGCACCAAGAGCATTTGCTGTATTATATGTCTGTTGTATATAACTTGTAAATGGAGATGGATACTTGTTACTTACTCCAAAATTGTAGGTAGACATAGCATACATTTGTGACACATTGGGTGGATAATAAGGAAATCCCAATAGTGGCATTGGTTGGGCACTACCCACCGGTATGACATTACCAATAGCGTCAAAACAAAGAGATCTTTCGTCAACTTTAGAACAAGATCCAGCTATATCCGATCTGAATTCTAAATACCCTTTAGTAACAGCAGCTTTATATAATACAGGATTATGATCACATAGTTCTTCTGCAGTAATTCTTAATTCTATATACAAATTTCTAACATTTCCTATTTGAAAATCACCTTGTTTGAAGACTGTAAATGGAAGACTATTAAAATCTGATAATGATTGTCCATCAGCAAACTGACCTGAACTTGGATTAAATCCTAACGCTATCGCAGCTTGTCTCCACATTGCTTTGGAGCTCGAAAATGGAAATGTGGAGACAGAAACTGCAACGCATTTAACGAACTCCCATACTGACCTAATACCGGAATGGTCAGATCCTGCACTAGCTAGTCCAAAATCACCTATTCCTTCAAAATTATACCTATCAAAAAAAACTAATTCATCAGTTTCTTTATCCCATCTAACTCCACCAAGACCATCTCCAGCTAAATTAAAAAATGTATTTCTTAGTGATGGATGGAATCGTGTTTCTCTATCATAGTCTTTTCTTAATTCTTTTGGTGATGGATTTATTCCTATTTTTTCTATTATTTCTTCTCTATTAGTTTGATCTACTTGTACTATATACGGATTTTCTGGTGTTTCTCCTGGTCCACTCCATCCAATCTGTTGCGCCCGTATCCATTGTGCAAGAGTTATTGCTGGAGTAATATAATTTGCTACATAATCTATCCCATTCGAAGCAGGTTTCGCCCAGTCTGGGAGGCCACTTAAATCTGTTTCATCATTATAAAACGCTGCCGCGGCAGTATTTAACGTATTAATTTTTGTATCGGTGCTATAAAAACTATGAAGTAAAGTCCAAGCTGACATAATCGTTTTCTTCTATTTATAGTAAAGATCTTAATCCATTATATATGTTACCCGGAGGCAACAAGGTATATATACCAGCCCCAAATGTATTAACGTCAGCAGTACATAGGAGAATACCATTACCCATTCTTTCATACACCCAAGAATTTCCTCCAGGTGATGTATAAAGTACGTTACCATTAGCTCCAGGATCAAATACTCCTGTAGCGTTATGATGTAGAAGTGCTGGTAATCCAGCAGCTATTGCTTCGGTAGTTGCATTCATATCGCCTACTGTTCCAGAATCTCCACTAATTCTAATTGTAGATCCCAACAAGGTTAGAATGGTATTTACGTTTGGATGGTTTGCACATCCTCCACCAACCCATTCACTCTTAAACCAAAATATTCCACCAGCATTAATATAACTCAATACCCTAGAAAGATCTGGTCCAGAACTAAAGAGAGTTATCATATCACTTAAATCACCACAAGCATTTTCTAAACCAGCAACAAAGACTCCATATTTACTAATATTTTCAAAGCTCTCTTCTTTTGTGGAATTATTGTATGATGAAACTTCAACGTTTCCTTGAGATGTTGAAGTATAATGTCCATAATTAGTATCAGTTTCAGTAATGTGGTTAATAGTAACAGCTAATCCAACTGGATTGGTTGAAAAATTATCAACACCCGAATAATTTTCTTGTTTGAGTGTAATTGTATGATCACCTTTATTTAAATTTATAGTACCTACTTCAACATTTGTTTCTGCAAATCCTGCCGCATTAAAATTTGTATCATCTATTGTAACAGTTCCAGCGTTATCGGCAGCTGCCTTTATTTGATATATTCCTGAGTGTGGGAAAGTAACCACATAAGAATCCGTTTTTACACCATATGGATCTGGTTGCGAACTTAATGATCCTGATTGAGGAACCCTAGAATACGCATATGTATTCATAAAAGTAGACCAAGAACTATTTGTATATCCTCTATATGATCCCGTATTATTTGCTTCTAATGTGCTCCAGATTAGAGTTGTTCCCCCTGGAAGAACGGATTCACTGCAAACATTAGTAATACTGGTTGAATCCGTTTCTTCCATAAAGTTTACTGGGCATCTTAAAATATCATAATTTGTACATGTAGATGGTTGTAGTAGGTAAAATTTTCTGTCTGGCCAGTTTGATCTGAAAGAAGCCCATTTAGTTTTCATACTATCAATACTTACAGAATCACATTCGTCTATGACTGCAATACTAACTATATCAGTGGTTACATTTACTGTGGTAAATGCAGTTGTAGTTCCTCCACGACCAATAGCAGTAATTGTATAAATTACTAACTGGTTAGATGCTCTTTGACGAACATTTGCAGCTGAAATTGTATCAGTTCCAAATAATGATGCTTCACCTACTCCTTGATCAATAATAACATTTGATGCATTTTCAGAACTCCAAGTTAGTATAACATTATTATTGGAATCTACTGTGTGGCTGATAGATACTGTTGGTGGATCAGCTTGGGTAAAAAAACCAGTCGCTCCTACCTCCTCGATATCGAATATAGTAAATTTAAATGTAGCATCAACAGCA